ACCTAGCAAAGCACCCAAGCCAATTCCTGCAACATTAGCCGCCAAATCACTTCCCGTGACCTCTTTGGTCTTTTCAGCAATGGGTTCGGCAGTAGCACCAGTTACAGCGGCAGCAGGCAATTGACGAACCAAATCTTGACCAAAAATAGTACCAGGTAATGCTTTAGCCAAGCCACTAGCACCAGTCAATGCTTGCATTCCAGCTTGAGCAGCCCTTTCAACACCAGTTTCAGGCATTGGCAACCCAGCCTCAGTCAGCATCTGGCTTTGAGCCTGAGCAATGCTAGGAACTCGACGCTCTGAACCAGCCAATCCAAGACCAAGGTTAACTCCACTACGAATGCCCTCTAAAACAGTGGTTGCAGGGGATGTAAAACCCTCATAAATGGCTCGACCAGCCAATCCAGCCTGTCTTCCAATCGTAGACATCACAGAAGGTGTTTCAGGAGCCTGTTGAATCCCTAAATGAGACTCAATGCGTGAAATTGCCTGTTCGTTAGACAGACCATCAGGAAGTTCATAGAACTTGCCTTCATATTGGTAAACAGGCATGGCTACCTCACTTCAGTTTGATCGGATTTTCACGAGTTCCAATGCCACCAGTAGGCATCTGGATGGGAGAATACTGCTCAGAAAAGTCAAAATCATTAAGATTCTTGAACTTGTTGGCATGAGAGTTCATCTTGCGATAGTAATCAATCTTGCCACGCTGAATCTCATCTAGTTTGTTCAACAACTCAGTTCTGGCCTGAACGCTGGTCGTAATCTGCGGAACACGAGCTTCAACAAACTTACGATCAGCATCAGAAATCTGAGCGCCCAACTTGCCACCCAAGTCTTGCATAACAAGGTCTTTGGCCTGTTTGTCATAGACTTCAGAACTGGACAATAGTTTTGTTTGTGCAGGACTGAGCAAACCAACGCTTGCCAAGAAGTTTGTTCCAGTGATGTAAGAGTTTGCCAAAGGCCCTGTAAACAACTGACCAGAACTATTGAGTTCCTTCATCCCATTGATTGTGGTCAATGCCTGAGATGCTCCACGAGCCAAATTAGCAGCATCAGCCAAAGCCTCTGCCTGAGTCAAACCACGTTTCTTGGCAAACTCATCTTCTTGGCGTTGATCAACATTAAGGCGAACAACAGCGGCTCCAGCAGCACGTTTATCAATCTCATCTTTTAACAAAGCCGCATTGATTTGACCGACTTGTTCTGGTGTATATCCACCATAAGTGCCTTTGTCGCCAAATCCAAGTTCAACAGCCTTTGAAACAAACTCAGGAACGGGTTTTGCCAACTTATCAATAGAGACAAGCTGAGAAACATCGCCAGAAGTGACTGATGCAGCAATGCTCTCAGGCGTATATTTGCCTGTTTTAGCCAACTCTTGAGCACGACCAGCAGGGCCAACATCAAAAATATTTTTCTGTGCAGTAGCCAAACTTGACTGTGCAGAAGCAGCCTTTTGAGCCTGTTCAACCAAACTTGCTTGAATCTGACGAGCCAATCCTGCCACTTGAACAGCACCTTGAGTGTCACCAGCCTGTTGCAAAGCCTGGGCATATTGAGTCAATCCTTCTGGAGTATTGACATCAAACTGCTTAGACAGGGTGTTTCGAGTACTGATCAGCTTCAGCATCGGGTCTTCAACGCCCAAAGCACTGCCAATACCTTGACCAGCCATGTAAGCACCAGCCTGAGTCATTGCTCCAGCACGTTGCAAAGGAGATAACTGTTGCATGGCAATGGCATCTTGCATTGCCTGACGATTCATCTGCTGTTGGTACATCTCAGGAGAGACACCAAACAGGCTTCCAACAATATCTGTTGCCATTCTTTACTCCTTAGATGAACAGTCCAATGTCTTGATTGCCGTAAGCAAGACCAGTACCAAATCCTGATCCACCAAGGGCTGTATTAGCCAAAGATGCTTGAGTACCACTGCCAAGCAAACCAATTCCGCTACTCAGCAATCCTCCCAGTCCCTGACCAACCAAGCCAGAGGCCAATGGGCTAGAACCCAAGCCACCAAGGATGTTGCCAAGAGCACTATAAGAAGTTGCAGGATACATGGCTTGAGCAGCACCCAAATTACCTTGCAATCCAAGGTATCCAGAGCGATAACCAGCACCAGAACTCAGTTGACCCAGATTGCTAGACAGTCCCAAAGGCTGTTGAGCCTGAGATTCCAAACCACTCACACCAGTCAAATACTGGGTAAATGGAGCCAAAGCCGCTTGTTGACCAGCATAAGTCTGTCCAAGTAAGTTTGCACCTTGACCAAACAAGCCTGTGCCAAATGCCAACTGTTGCTGACCAGCCTGTTGAGCCTGAGCCGCCAACTGAGCATTTTGTTGGGCAAGAGCGTTGTAATAGGCTTGCAGTTCAGGGTTTGCTGCTCCCAACTCGCCACCTTGAGCAACAGACAACCCTGCACGACCCGTCTTTTGCAGTCGATTGCGGATAGTTGCCAATTGACGCTCACGCTCTGGTTGCAACAGTGCCTGTTGGCTCTCTATGTACTTCTGGGCAACTTCTTGGGGAGATTGAGCCAGATATTGCTGACCAAGACCAAATAAACCTTGAGCCGCACTCGTCAAAGGCGCATATTGAGCTTGAGCTTGTTCAGCCTGAGTCAGTCCTGCGCCAGTCAATCCCATCAAGCGGTTCTGCAAGGCTTGAACTTCTGGAGAAACAGTGTATCCAGCGGCTTCAAGCTGACCAGTCTGAGGATTGACTTGAAACTGAGAAGTGCCAAATCGAGTCGTGATACCAACAGGTCGGAATTGAGCAGATGTAGCGGCTTGTTGTCCAGCCGCACGAAGTTGATCTGCAAGTTGCTGTCTAGCCGCTATGTCTTGCTGAGAGGCTACAAGACCTCCAGCACCAGTCAGCAAGCCACCAACAGATTGAGGTGAAAATAAGTCTGCCATAATTTGATTCCCCAAAAATCTTTGACCCAAGTTCTGCAATATATTGCTACCAGTTGTAGCCGTTCCTGCCATGGTAGTTCCCACATCTGATGCAACAGTACCCTCAGTTGCCCCAGGGAACGCTCCTTCACCCTGACCAGTCAATAATCCACCATCAGTGGGAGGATTGACAACATTAGGAATAGATACTGCTTGCATCCCAGAGTCAGACGCCACAGTCCCTTGATCTAGACCAGGGAAAGCGCCTTCTCCTTGACCACTAAGCATTCCACCAGTTGAGGCTTGCTCTCCAAGGATAGGTGTTTCAGCAACAGTAGCAGTCAAGCCTGGGGACAAAGTACTTGCGCCAACATCAGACGCAACAGTTCCTTCAGCTAAACCTGGAAAAGCACCTTCTCCTGCGCCAGATAAAAGCCCACCAGTAGTAGTCGTTTCAGTACCAGGTACAGGAATACCAGCAGTGGCGGCAGTAATAGCTGCAACAGTCGCCCAGCCACCAGGTATTTCATCGTTAACAAAGTCATCTACCTGAGAGCCAATCTGACTCACGCCATCAATGGCTCCAGAAGCAATGTCGCCAACACCAGAGGCAACATCACTAACTGTGTCAACAACTGAACTTACTGCTCCCATACCTCAGCCTTCCAGTTGTAAGGTTTCATGTCAGACTCTTCAACTTTTACGCCAAGAATCTCCAACATTCTCAAAATTTCTTTGTTGTCAGCACGACCATAAACATACTCAATGCCACTACCAACGATTTTGTCAATAAAAGACTTTAAAGAACGCATCAAAGCTTTTGGAGACTCAACAGTGAACAAATGCAACTCAACTTTGCCTTTGCCAATCTTCTTCAAAATCAAGACAGAATCACCAGACTGAAGCATGATGGCAGTCTTTTCAGATAACTGCTTAGAAATGCTTGCCAAGAGCCGATCAGGGTCAACCTTGTTCCTGATTGCGTCTTTTCTGATGATTTCAGAAGGCTTCATGTTCAGATCGTCCCATTAGCAATCACATTGCCAAGCACAGTCAGGTTGCCAGAACTGTCAATCTTTGCCACATTCGTACCAGTTGATGCAATGTAAAGCACACCTGCCACTTCAGAGAACGAGAAGTTGGTGAAAGTGCCATCAATCTTCGTGGAAATAGCCGTAGCAATGTTGTTGAACTCAGTGTCAATCTCTGAGCCACGAACAATCTTGTTTGAGTTGCCAGGAGATAGAGCATCTTTGGCTGCAAAGTTAGTGGTCTTGCTGTAATTCATGATCTTCCTTTACATCACTTTGCCATTCTTGGCATGAATCTCAATCTTCTGGAAACTCAACGCATTACCATTGATTTCCGCTTCGTATCCAGTCTGAATCACCTTGCCAGAGCCATCAGCGGCAGCAATAACCCTCTGAATTGCAATGCCAGCAGAGTAATAAGCAACAGGAGAGCCATTAGACCCATACTCAGACACGCCATATTGGGCAATAGACTGAGTAGGAATCAAGATGTTTTCTGAATGGAAGTCTCCAGTAAAGTCATAAGCCCACTTGATCGTCACATACTGGTTAGAGCCACCAATGACAGTCAAAATCACCTTCTTTAAGATGCTTGTGACAGTCGGCTCACCCAAATCAGTATGGTTGGTTGCATACTGCATCCGATAAGTGCTGGTGTTATCGTTGTAACCAGAGTAAGTGGCTAAATAACCAGACTTACCAATGTACAAAGTGCCATTCTGTGAACAAAAGAGACTTGCAGGGGCAATAGAGTCCCAAGTGGTTGCCCTAGCCGCACCATCTTGCATCATTGCCCTCATGTCAAAGCAATAGACCAAGTTCAGACTGGGAATTGTCAGCAAATAGAAAGCATCTTTAGACGAATAGACTGCATTGATGTTGGCAAGAGTCTCTCCACCAACAATGGTCATCAAGTCATTACGCACATTCTTAGACAAATCTCTGAATGGCGCAGATTTCTCAGCAATCGTCCTCAGAACAGAGCGAATACCTGTGGAAGACAAGAAAACAAGGTCAGTTCCTGTGTAAGCAACAGAATCCCTTGCAATACAGCCAATTCCAGTCACCACATCGTACAAAGTCATCGTGGCAGGGTCATCAACACCACTGTAAATCAGGATGTTGCTCTTGCCAAAGATAAACAAAAAGCCATTGTGAAAGCCCAAAGCCTCAATGGTGTCAGTTCCATTGGGCCAAACAGTATGCGTATCCAAAGTTCCAGAAGAACCACCCGAATACTTCTGATGCACTTTGGTGTCAGACCATTGAACAGTCAGTTTGTCAGTGGATGTATTGGCATTCCAGATGCGTCCAGAGGCAGACAGAACACAGTTTGCTTGCTGAACAGTCCCTGTATAGCCAGTTGCCTCACTTACACGCTTATATTGCGTTGTAGAGACAGACGGGTCAAACTGCAAAGGGTCATGCCCTGACTGGAACAGTACCAGAACACCATCTAAACAAGCCATTTGCCAGTTACTAGCAGTAATTGTCGGCGTAGTTCCACCGCCACCATAAGTCAATGTCACCAAAGTAGTGCCACTTAATTTAAATAACTTGTTGTTACCAGCGCAGATGATGTATGAAGTGCCATCATTGGCAATCAACTCACCAATGGCTTGGATGTTATTGGTACTTAAATCAGTGTTAAGAGAACTATTGACCTTAGTCCAACCCTTACGAGCACCAACACGACCATATTGGTCAATCACGCAGTTATTTGCAATCAAAGCAAACCCAGAGGCAAGATCAAGAGATGAGTCTTGCGTATTCAGCCCATAGAAACCTGGGGCTGTGATTGCATAGGTTTGCAGTTTCTGGCTCATCAGATCGGCTCAAATGCGTATTTGCTAGGGTCACGAGAGTTCTCAATGGCAATTGCATCAGCCAAAGCAGCACGATACAACCCAAAAGCCTCTGAAGAACTCAATCCACCATCTTCACCACGCTCAACCAAAGCACGAGCCAAAGCGCCAAAGATAATGGCATCTTGAGGCATCTTGGTTGAATCATTGTCTTGATCAAAGTCACTCTCAGGGACAACGATTGAAAAGCGCACATTGTCAGTAGAACTAGGCGCAGGGTAGAACTTCACCTTTTGGTCGCCATTAGAGTCCAAACCATCCAATGCAACATAATTCACAATGGTGCTAGGAGGCGTGGCAGTCGAGTAATACAACTCGTCATAACGAGCCGCAGAGATCAACCCAACTTTGTAGAACTTAGTAGTGTTGATGATGTCAAGAATCTTGAACTTTGCGGTAGATCCAGTCAGCGTGTAGTTATCGGTTTGACCAGAGACTAAAGTGACATTGATAGCCGTGTTCAATGCAGACCAGTCAAAAGCATCGTTGATTTGACGCTTGGCATCATTGACAAATTTGCCAACAAGAGAAGAAGTAGCGGTCTGAGAAACAGTAGTTACAGTTGTCTCCCTCATGCGAGTGAGAACATCGTTGACAATCTCAAGATATGTAGGCAGAGCCATTGATCACCTCTTCGCCTTGTTCCTTGCAGATATAGCCTTGGCTTTCGCTTTAGCGTCTGCTTTTGAGCTTGCACCCCAGGCTTGAAGGGAGAGGAGTAGTCGTGTCGGCTTCCCATCTTTATATTCAGGCCCAGGCATATTGCCCATTCTTGCTAGAAAGGAGGCCCGTCTTGGGTTGTCGC